TAACTATAATGTTAAGCATCATCACTCTCCTTTATATTTACATCTACGATGGTAGCTTCTGACTCACCCTCGTTTATATCTACACACTTGGCATCTATCCTCATGTGCTTCCGCCCATCAATCAAAGTATCATATACTTTAACCTCTACACGCTGACCTTCTTTGCGCTTGGCTTCTTCTGCTTCGACTGCTAATCGTACCGCAAGAGAAACCTGTTCCTCAACAGACATATCTTTACTCATACACCACCTATCTTTTCTTCTAGGAGTCTACATGTACGCTCTCTAATATCACGCAAGACGTAAGCGTATGACTCCGGATTATTTTTAACAAGCAGTAGTAGCTGATCTAAATCTTCCGGTACTACCTCTTGCACACATTGCGCTCTAGTCTTGCTTTCTGCAAGCAAGACACGCAATTCTTTTTCTAACACATCTAATAAATTTTCACCCATAATTTTCTCCTTATACGTTATTAGTATATTCATATACATTCATATACTTATAACTATTTACCAACCGCAGTATTGTAATACCATAGGTAATTAAAACACCGCAGTTGGTTTGTTTAAACATCCTTACTAACATCAGTCCCATCCCAATCCTTTCCTTGTGTTTGATTCTCGTAGATTTGAATTGTCTTTCTCATCTGCGATTCCATGTCACGTTCCTTCATGCTATCCACTATCGGAAAGTACACGCATCCCTGTCTCATGTGATAAGGCAAGTCTTTCGGTCTACCATAGCCACCACTCCAACCACTTTGTGCTTTTACTTGTTGCTCACAGAGTACAAAGCAAAGCTTTCTAAGCATGGATGGATGCACTAAGGCATAGGCACATCTGTCTATGTCCATAGGTTGACCGGCTTTCTTAATAGGGAACTCAATTAAGAAATGACCCTTGCCACTTGTGGCATCTGTATATTCACACAATGTAATCATGCATGACATACCGCTATCTTCAAGCTTATCTACTAGCGACAAGATGCTTGCACCTCTACGTCTTAGCACATTTGCTTTATTGCCACATGTGGCACTAATGTTGATCTTAAATTCAACCACCCTACCCATAGACGATTCATTCCCTAGCGGACTCATCATGTGTGATGGGCAACCGGACACATACAAAGGTATGTTAGGCATGTATCCGGCTACGTCATAGTCAAACGATGGCAGTCTCTCAAAGGATGTGGCATTGTGAGCCATGTCTAACTCATTAGACATTTCATCACGTCCATCTTTCCACCCATACTCTGCAAGCTTTAATGCTTGCTTAACTGTCACGTCACCGCTCCAATCATCAGGCGAATCTTGGGATGCCCTATGGCAATCCCATGTAGGCAATGATTCATCTGATACTTGATTTATCAAGTCATCAAAAGACTCAAATCTATCTGCAAAACTAGGCATAATATTCTCCTTGTTTAAACGTTGTTATACTCCGGCTTCGGTACGAATCCTTTTCACAGTATCCGCATCTAAGCCACCAAAGACGTAGTCTCTAAGCACATCTTCCATATCACATCCATCAAGTAAGGCACGTCCACCCTTGATGCTTGCTCTAGGTGAGATCACACATCTAATCTTCATTTCATCCTTCGCTTTGCGAAGTTTCTGCACGATCTTCGTGAAGTTCCTATCAGGACTGATAGCTAACTCAAGCTTCTCATCGTAATCAAGAGTGATTACAGGCTTGAATCTATCGATGGTTGCACCATCTAGCTGATTCCTTCCTACGTACTCCCTATCCGCACCTCTACCATATGTGTTGGCACATGCTATCAAGCGGAAGTTCGGATGCTTTTTAACCACACCGCAAGGAAAGTCTGCGTAATCATTTTCCATCGATGCATTTAATGCAACCAATGCTTGAGGATTAGACCCATCGATTTCATCGAACAGGAACAGACCACCATCACGATAGCACTTGACGAATGAGGACTCAACGTAGTTGCCATTGGCATCCATGTATCCTCTTACTTCGTAAGCTTGGAACATAGCACCGGACATTCCAAAGGAATAATCGTCCTGTTTAAACGCTTGACCAAGCATACTGGTAAGCGACTGTGCCATAGTGGTTTTACCACTTCCCGCACCACCTACAAGCAGTACGTTATCACCTCTAAGCAAAGCTTTAAGAACAATCGGAAGCTTCTCATGCTTTAGAGAATCATCCTTGATGATCTCTCCATCAGGGTGCTTGATCTCCACTACGTGATTAGGTGACGATTCTTCAATCAACCTTTTGACTAAGTCAACATCGACATTGTCATGCATACCATCATCAAGTGTTGGATGCACCCTTTTGATGATGTCCACAACGCTTTCCTCTAAAGCATTAGAGGGGACAAATTCATCAAATTCAGGCAACTCAACACCCTCATCACCATCACCATCGGACTCTGATTCCGCATCAGAATCACCATCGCCATCTGCATCAGCTTCGCTTTCCGCATCACGCTCGGCTTCTCCTGTGCCATCACCATCATCGGATTCATCATCCTGTTCAGCTTTTAAAGCTGAAATATCCATCGAGTTCCACATATCTATGAGTTCCTCATCGGACATCTTCGATGCCTTTTTGCCATAAGCAATGGCAAGTTTTTTCAACACCCTACGCTCACCATCTTCAAGTGAAGATTTGGTGCAAGGGAATCCTAACATTTGCATAGCACTTTCAGCTATGCTGACTATGAGATTTACGTTCATATCGTTTCTCCTACTGCGTTGTTAAACAACGAACAGAGTATCAGTCTGTTCACATGCCGGACATGGCGCAGTTTCCATGTCTAACATATCTACGTTCTTCCTACTTGTGCGGAAGTGGAAATCACAATCGCTACAGGATACTTTCAGCATCCTAGTGGTTTGTTTCTTCGTGAAGTCTATATCTATAGACCCATGAGGATACTCACCAAGCAATTCGACAACATCTTTTAGATGTGCTTTCAGTCTATCACCGGCATAAGTAGACGTAAGCTTACCTTGTAAGCCAACACCTCTAGCTATCCTAGCGAATCGACCTCTATGCCCATTCTCATTACGATCAGCAACATGACACAGTTCATGTGTCAGCACTTCCAATGCTTCAAAGCCATCTTCGATGACAGGGTTGATAAACACTTCAAAGTGATTATCGCTTGAAGCTTCTGCATTTATGCAGACTCCAAGTACCTTCCCACCTCTATGACGAGGAGCATATCCAACAGACACCCTAAAGGGTGGCATGTCGTTAAAGTGTCCAAACAAATCTATGATTTGGTCAGCACCTTCAGTCAGATAGGCTTCCCTATCTGTATAGTTTTGATTTTGATTTTCCATCAATTTCTCCAGTTGTTTAGTTTAAATCCTTCCTTTACTTACGTTCAGGAAGGAGTTTAAACAAAGGGTTAACAGTTCAGCTACTTCGACTGTAAGTGGAAGTAACCATCCAATACTTGCAAAGCATCATCAAATGCTTTCTGCTTTGCAGATTCATGCATAGGTCTTGCAGTTGAAAGCACGTCAAGCGCAAGCTTAGCCATAGCTAAAGCTAAATTTTCGCCTTCTATCTTCAATTGCATCCCTTCTGCCATTTCTTTTTGCATGGCATCTGCCATACTTTCACCAGTCAATTTGACTGCAACAGGTTTATCAACACCCATATTTTTCTCCAGTTGTGAGGGGTTTAAACCCCTCGTTAAAATTCAGCTACTTCGACTGTAGGTCGAAATAACTCTCCACCTCATAAAGACTGCCTTCGCCTAGATTTAAGTCTATAAAATCTTCGGCTTCTTCTTGTGTATTAAAAGTTTCATCAAGAAGATACGTTGTCATAGTATCTCTATATCTTATTTTATATTTTGTTATTTCCATATTTTTCTCCAGTTTTGGTTTGGAGGATTAGGTTTAAATCCCCCTTCACTACGTTCAGGGGGTTTAAACCAATCCTACTAATCACCTCTCACCACCCATAGTAGTGCATGGACATAATGCCTGTCAACTACTGTGTGAATGAGGGGTTGCCAAAGGAAACGAATTGATCTAAGAACAGGTATGGTTTACCATACCTCTATGACAGATCAAAAGACATCATCAGATAAGAAAGGATTAAGCGTTAAAGAACGCTTATTTGCTAGGTATAAAGCCAAAGGCTTTAGTAATGGCAAGAGTGCAGAGTTAGCCGGCTATAAAGCCGGAACGAGCGCAGACAAGCAAGGATACAGGTTGTCCAAAAAAGCTGATATTCAAGAGGAAGTCTCACGTATTCTCTCGGAGCAAGAGACAAGGTCTCTTATTGACAGAGAAACACACCTTGATGAGTTAGCAAAGCTACGAGACAAGGCAGTTGATACAGGGCAGATTGGATCAGCAGTAACTGCTGAACATTATCGTGGCAAGGTAGCTAACTTATACACCGATAGACTAGAAGTCTCCGAGACTAATAAGGAAACATCAGACGAGATCATGCTTCGCATCAGTAAACTCTTGGGCAATGATTCAAAGGACAAGGATAAATCCTTGCACTAAGTTGTTTAAACCCTCTCTCAAACCATGCAGGTAGCCACATGAGTGTGTTTACACACTTTCACGCACCACTACACGCGCTGTTTGGACACCCCACCCCCCCTGTACGCAAGTGGGACTCCGCGCACACACATATACATACTGTTTCAAATAATTACACACCAAATTTTGACTTTTTATTAACACAAGGTTTACAAGACCCACCCCCCTTGTTTAGAATAAAGGCTTAAGGAATCCTACCCACATAGAAAATTGCATATAAAGTTTTACCATATTAAGTACATACCTGCCGGTATGTATATGGACCAGCTATTCGTTTCCGATGGTTACATAAGAAAGGGTTCATCAAGCGTATTAATGAACCCTTAGGGTGTGGACTGGATATGTTTGAGAGTGTAAGACAGCCCTATCTGGAGATACCCTTGCAACACAGTATATTGTGTTTTAACATAGTTGACAATACTATATATTGATATGAGCATATCTGATAAACAACTCAATGCAGTAATGGCAAGTTTAACTGAGGAGAAGTTAGCTGCACTTAATGGTCCACAAAGGAAAGAACTTGACAACCTTATAGTCAATTTAGAAAAGGCAGTAGTTAGAGAACAGTCTCAAGAAAGCTTTTTGAAGTTTGCTGATAGTGTATGGCAGGAGTTCATGTGTGGTTCACACCACAAGAAGATGGCTGAAGCTTTTGAAAGAGTGTCTAGTGGTGAGTGCAAACGTTTAATGATTAATATGCCACCACGTTTTGGTAAGTCACAGTTAACATCGTGGTTACTACCAGCATGGATAGTTGGTAGAGAGCCTGATAAGAAAATCATTATGGCTTCACATACAGCTGAACTGTCTTTACGTTTTGGTCGTATGGTCCGTAACTTAATTGATAGCGAGGAATATCAGGATATATTTCCAGACGTAAGTTTAAATCTCGACTCGAAAGCAGCTGGTAGATTTGATATATCAGGTGGCGGTGAATATTTTTCAATCGGAGTTGGCGGTGCGGTGACTGGTCGTGGTGCGGACTTGTTAATTATTGATGACCCACACTCAGAACAACAAGGACAGTCTGCTGATCCAAAAATTTTCGAAAGCACATACGATTGGTATCTGTCAGGACCGAGACAGCGTTTACAGCCGGGCGGTGCAATTATTATTGTTATGACCAGATGGGGTAAGAAAGATTTATGTGGTTCAATTCTTAAAGACTCTACTACTAGAGATAATAGTGATGAGTGGGAAGTTATAGAACTACCAGCTATATTGCCATCAGGAAGAAGTCTTTGGGAAGAATACTGGAAGGTAGATGAACTTGAGAAGATTAAGGCAACTTTACCTATATCACATTGGGAAGCGCAGTATCAACAGAATCCTGTTTCAGAAGAAAGTGCGATTGTTAAAAGAGAGTGGTGGAAAGAATGGGAAGATAGAAACCCACCAAAATGTGAATTTATAATTCAATCTTGGGATACCGCTTTTTTAAAAACACAACGTTCTGACTATTCAGCTTGTACTACTTGGGGAGTATTTTATAAAGAAGGTGAGAATGGATATCCAGCACCACAGATAATTTTATTAGATGCATTTCAAGAAAGATTAGAGTTCCCTGAATTAAAACGTAGAGCATATGAAGAACATCAAGTGTGGATGCCTGATGCTTTTATTGTTGAAGCAAAAGCTGCTGGCTCTCCTTTAATATTTGAATTAAGAAGGATGGGCATACCTGTTCAAGAATTTACACCATCAAGAGGTAATGACAAGATAGCACGTGTTAATGCAGTTGCAGATTTATTTGCATCAGGAACTGTATGGTATCCAAAGAAAAGATGGGCAGAGGAAGTTGTAGAACAATTTGCTTCCTTCCCTGTGGGAGACCATGACGATTTAGTTGACTCCTCTACACAAGCATTGTTGCGTTTTAGACAAGGTGGTTTTATTACATTAGACCATGATGAAGATGATGTGTTTATGCAGTCAGATAAGATTGCCAAATACTATTAATATGTTTAAACTGATATAAATGGCAGAAGAAAATGTTGATATAACTGTTGTCAACCCAGAAGCAGTTTCTATAGAAACTGAAGATGGGGGGATGCTAATTGATTTCGATCCTTCCATGATGGAAGAAGAAGTTCCCTTTGATGCTAACTTAGCAGAATACATTTCTGAAAAAGATTTAAGTTTTATTGGGCATGAACTTGTTTCAGCTTTTGAAGCTGACAAAGATTCCAGAAGTGATTGGGAAAGAACTTATACAGAAGGTTTAGATAATCTTGGTTTGAAGATTGAGGAAAGAACAGAACCTTGGTCTGGTGCTTGTGGTGTATATCATCCATTGCTATCAGAAGCAGTTGTACGTTTTCAGTCTCAAGCTATTACAGAAATATTTCCAGCAGCTGGTCCAGTACGCACGAGTATAGTTGGCAAAATTACAGAAGAAAAAGAACAACAAGGTAAAAGAGTTCAAGACTATATGAATTATCTTCTTACAGAAGAAATGAAAGAATATAGAAATGAAACAGAGAACATGTTGTTCTCTTTACCTCTTGCCGGTTCTGCTTTTAAAAAGATTTATTGGGATGTAAACATGCAAAGACCTTGTTCAATGTTTATACCCGCAGAAGATTTTGTAGTTAGTTATGGTGCAGCAGATTTAAGAACAGCTTCACGTGCCACGCATGTCATGCGTATGACTCTAAATGATATTTTAAAATTACAATACGCAGGTTTTTATAGGGATGTTGAATTACCACAGTCTAGTATTGGAACTGATAGAATAAAAGCAAAGTACAATGAACTTGCTGGAGACAGTCCTAGCTTTGAATATGATTTGAACTCATATAGTAAAGATGGATTACACACAGTTTTAGAAATGCACGTTGATTTAGACCTTGAAGGTTTTGAAGATCAACGCAATGGAAACAAAACAGGCATTGCATTACCTTATGTTGTTAGTATAGATCAAGGTTCAGGTGAGGTTTTATCAATAAGACGCAATTATTTAGAGTCCGATCCACTAAAAGAACGTAGACAACACTTTGTTCACTATAAATATATGCCCGGATTAGGCTTTTATGGCTTTGGTTTAATACATATGGTAGGTGGATTAGCAAAATCAGCTACTTCTTTGCTTAGACAACTCGTAGATTCGGGTACTTTAGCCAATCTTCCGGGTGGTTTAAAGACTAGAGGGTTAAGAATTAAGGGTGATGACACTCCAATATACCCCGGAGAGTTCCGAGATGTCGATATTCCGGGTGGAAGCATCAGAGATAACATAACTTTCCTTCCATACAAAGAACCATCAGGTACTTTATACCAATTATTAGGCAATATTGTTGAAGAAGGGCGTAGATTTGCCTCTATTACAGACTTAAAGGTGTCTGATATGAACAATCAAGCGCCAGTTGGGACTACATTAGCGCTATTAGAGCGCAATATGAAGGTAATGGGTGCAATTCAAGCTAGATTACACGCCTCAATGCGCCAAGAACTAGGTATTTTGTCGGATATTATCAAAGATTACATGCCAGAGGACTACGAATACGAAGTAGATGGCGAAGCTGCCATAAAAGGAGTGGACTTTGACGAAAGAATAGACGTAATTCCAGTATCTGACCCTAATGCTGCGACTATGGCGCAAAGAATCATGCAATATCAAGCTGCACTACAGCTTGCACAGTCTGCACCGCAGATGTACGACATGCCAAAGCTACATAGGCAGATGTTAGAGGTATTAGGCATACGTGATCCGCAAGATATCGTACCATTAGAGGATGATATTAAACCAACAGACCCTGTTTCAGAGAACATGGACATATTAAATGGAAAACCTGTGAAAGCTTTCGAGTATCAAGACCATGCTGCACATATAACAGTTCATATGTCTATGATACAAGACCCCAAGATACAAGAACTTGCAGGACAAGCGCCTAATGCAGAAGCAATACAGGCTGCATTAAGTAATCACATTATTGAACATATAGGTTTCGAGTATAGAAGGCAGATCGAAGAAGAAATAGGAACTAAACTGCCACCACTAGGAGAACCATTGCCACCTGAAATTGAATCAAGGTTGTCTGCTTTAGTTGCAGCAGCTGCACAACAATTACTAGGTAAAAATATGCAAGAAGCACAGATGGAAGAAATACAAGAACAAATGCAAGACCCTGTATTACAAATGCAACAACAAGAACTAGCCATCAAAGCACAACAAGCACAGTCTAAAACAGAAACTGATGAAGCACGTATAGCAGCTGACTTAGAAAAAGCTAGAATGAAAGATGAATTAGAAAGAATTAAAATAGAAGCTGACCTTGAAATGGCTGGCGCTAAAGTTGGAGCAGACATAGCCAGAGTATCTGCACAAGAAAGAACTAAGGGCGCAGAGATAGGAAGAAAGATGGCAGAAACTATAACTAAAGACAATGGAAGCTGATATAAAGTTTACAGAAAGCTTGACACAGAGTTTAAACGATGAGATAAATAGAATCACAGAAGTCCTAGTAGATGGTGAAGTTAAGGATTTATCAGAACTTTACCACCTTAAAGGCAAGATAGAAGGGTTACGTATTGCCCTTCGTGAGATAACTGATAAATATAATATGGTTATTGAAAGTGATTAATACGCACCTTTCATGGTGAAAGGAACGGAGAACGTCAGACTCCTATATATTTGACGCAACATAAGGTAACTTATGACAGTAGAAGCAGTTAAGGGTAACGAGACTGAAACAGAAGAAGCTTCTGTAGCAACTCAATTACCTGAACCTCAAGGATATAAAATATTAATAGCACTACCTGAAGCAGAAGAAACTACAGATGGTGGTATTATTATTGCAGATCAAACTAGACGTATAGAAGAAACAGCCTCAATAATAGGATTTGTTTTAAAACTAGGACCAGATTGTTATAAAGATGAAAAACGTTTTCCCAATGGACCATATTGCGAAGAAGGCGATTTCGTTATTATGAGATCATATAGTGGTACTAGAATGAAAATACACGGGAAAGAGTTCAGACTTATTAATGATGATACTGTTGAAGCAGTTGTAAGAGACCCAACGGGAATAGTAAAAGCATGACAGAAGAAGCACAAACTATAACTTCCGATGAGGAATTAGCATCAGTTAATACTGTTGAAGTTCCTATACCAGATGTTGAAATCGACATTATTGATGATAGACCTCTTGAAGATCAAAAACCTCCAAGACAAGTTAATGCTGATGATAATGTAGATGATGAAATTGAAGGCATTGGAGAAAGAACCAAAAAACGTATTGATAAATTAAAATACGATTATCACGAAGAAAAGAGAAGGGCAGACGCAGCACAAAAAGTTAGAGATGAATCAGTTGGTATAACTAGACAACTGCATGAAGAAAATCAAAAACTTAAAGCTACTGTTGCTAAAAGCGAAGATGCTCTTATTAATAGTTTAAAAACTAAAACATCAACTGAAATAGAATCTGCAAAGGCTGAATATAAAACAGCTTATGAAGCAGGCGATACTGATAGGATGTTAAATGCTCAAGAAAAATTAAGTTCAGCAATAGCTGATAAATCATATGTAGAGAACTATGTTCCTACTATGCCACAAACTAATGGGCAACAAGCACAACAGTATCAACAACCTCAACAAGAATACCAACCACAACAACCTGTATATCAACAACCAGCACCTGACCAAGCTATTGATCCAGCTGCTGCTGAATACATAAGGAACAATCCTTGGTTTGAACGTGCTGGTGATGAGGACATGACAGCATTAGCATATGGT